TTGTACCATTTGCACCGTTAGAACCATTTGTACCATTTGTGCCATTTGTACCGCTAGAACCACTTGTACCACTTGTACCATTTGCACCGTTAGAACCATTTGCACCGTTAGAACCATTTGTACCATTTGTGCCATTTGTACCGCTAGAACCACTTGTACCACTTGTACCATTTGCACCGTTAGAACCATTTGTACCATTTGTGCCATTTGTACCGCTAGAACCACTTGTACCACTTGTACCATTTGCACCGTTAGAACCACTTGTACCATTTGTACCATTTGTACCGCTAGAACCACTTGTACCATTTGTACCGCTAGAACCACTTGTACCGCTAGAACCACTTGTACCATTTTGATTGACTATATTTATAGTTCCAATCATACTTGAATGGTGAACACATTGGTAAACTATACTAGAAGGAGCATCTGCTGGAACTCTGTAAATTATTAAAGTATTTGTAGATGCTAGTCCACTTACAGGATTATTGTTTGTTGTTCCTGGTACAGCACTAGTATTGCCACTTGATAATCTCAAAGCAAATGGATGTGACGTAGATACACCACTAACATTAAAATAATATAACTGACCTCTCACTACTGTAATAGTAGGAAAATTACCAGCATAATTCGAAATGTTATAATTAAATCCAGAACTAGTTACTGTAAATAAAACACCTCCTTCTATACCATTTGTACCGCTAGAACCATTTATACCGCTAGAACCACTTGTACCATTTGTACCATTTGTACCGCTAGAACCACTTGTACCGCTAGAACCACTTGTACCGCTAGAACCGCTTGTTCCAGACGTACCATTTGCACCGCTAGAACCATTTGTACCATTTGTACCGCTAGAACCACTTGTACCACTTGTACCATTTGCACCGTTAGAACCACTTGTACCATTTGTGCCATTTGTACCGCTAGAACCACTTGTTCCACTACTTCCGCTTGTTCCGCTAGAACCACTTGTTCCGCTTGAACCACTTGTTCCAGACGTACCATTTGCACCGCTAGAACCATTTGTACCATTTGTACCGCTAGAACCACTTGTACCACTTGTACCATTTGCACCGTTAGAACCACTTGTACCATTTGTGCCATTTGTACCGCTAGAACCACTTGTTCCACTACTTCCGCTTGTTCCGCTAGAACCACTTGTTCCGCTTGAACCACTTGTTCCAGACGTACCATTTGTACCGCTAGAACCATTTGTACCATTTGTACCGCTAGAACCACTTGTTCCACTACTTCCGCTTGTTCCGCTTGAACCACTTGTTCCAGACGTACCATTTGTACCGCTAGAACCATTTGTACCATTTGTACCGCTAGAACCACTTGTACCGCTAGAACCACTTGTTCCGCTAGAACCGCTTGTTCCGCTTGAACCACTTGTACCGCTAGAACCGCTTGTACCGCTTGAACCACTTGTACCGCTAGAACCACTTGTACCGCTAGAACCACTTGTACCGCTAGAACCACTTGTACCGCTAGAACCACTTGTACCGCTAGAACCGCTTGTACCGCTTGAACCACTTGTACCGCTTGAACCACTTGTACCGCTAGAACCACTTGTACCGCTAGAACCACTTGTACCGCTAGAACCACTTGTACCGCTAGAACCGCTTGTTCCGCTTGAACCACTTGTACCGCTAGAACCGCTTGTACCGCTAGAACCACTTGTACCGCTAGAACCACTTGTACCGCTAGAACCACTTGTACCGCTAGAACCACTTGTTCCGCTAGTACCACTTTGAGGCTCAATTATTACACCACGAAATGTTAATACATTAGCACTAGTTGGTGTTAAAGCAAAATAAACAGGTTTAGAAACTTCTCCAAAATTACTTGGTTCAACTGAAGTAACCCCTCCAGAAGTAATTGTTGATAAAAAATATACTGTTCCTGGAGTTAAACCGCTTAAAGTATCAATCAAGCCATCGTATACCAATTCAAAAGTATTAACATTAACTATTGTTTTTACTACTCCTTGTACTTCAGCATTTTCGGCACTATCTGCCCGAGCTTTGAACCAAGTAGTTCCATCATATCTAAGAACGTCTCCAACAGCAAATCCATGATTGTTTTGAGTAAACTCATCTATTAACGCAGTTCCATCATTACTACCAGTATCTAATTGTTTTTTTATTATGTTATCTTCAATTACTAACTTAAATAATTCTTCAGTATTTGTAGTTGTCGGCAATTCAGTAAAAACAATATTATTACTACCGCTATAATATAATGTTCCTGTAGTTAAAGTGTCAGAATCAGAAAATACTGGTATATATCCACTAACACCAGATCCATCAATAACTTTTTTACCACTTAACGGAGAGAGATTAATTATATTATTAATGTACCCTGAAGATATAAAAAACAAATCAGAAAACTCTGAAACAACTTCATCAGAATTTATTGCGCGAACTTTGACAAAATAATCATTTCCTTCGTTAATTGGAAATATAAAGCTAGGATCAATTGTAGAATATGTAAAATCCGCAAATCCAGTTATTCTTTTTGCTATGCAAATACCAGTATTATATTCACCTAAATAAGTTAATCCTGTATTATTTAATGAAGTATTTGTTAAAAATCTTGAATTAGAGTAAGTTCCCGTATATATCGTTCCACTATAATAACCACCAGATGGTAAAAACTTAAAACAATTATTACCCGAATACCCATAGCATAAAAATATTTCATTATTATCAGTGAAACCAGATGGTATTCTTATTTCAGTAATATAATTTATACCCGTAGAATACTGATCATATAATCCTGTTGGCAAAGAACCGAAATTATCAACATATAAAGTGTGTCCAGACCATTGAATGCCCGATGAACCATAATTACTAAAAACAGTACCAGTTATACTTAATCCTGATCCTGTTCCAAAAGATATTCCATTTATATTCTCTGTAGATCTGTTATTTAAAAAATAATCATATTTCGTTTTATTTTTTCCGCTTTCTTCAACTAAGATATGAAAAGAACAATCTTGAGGCCCTAAAACAGAATTCCATTTTACAAAACTATTTAAATTTAAATCTTTAGAAACATTATTAAAATCAAAATAAGCATATCCAGTTAAACCAACAATTTTTTCTGGCAAATCCAAAATAGAAAATGAACCCGGCTTTATACCAGATGAAACCACTTTAATTCCACTAGTAAAATAATTATACGGAATTAAATGAGTGTAATAAGGAATTCTTACATCATTATCTAAATTTATATCTGAACCTAACTGATTCAAATCTTCTATAAAAACTTGATTTACAGAAGGTGAAATATATTTTTTATATAAAAGATAATTATCATTTTCATCATCAGGATTAAAGCTGGTGCCAGTAGTAACAAAAACATCTAAAGATTCTATAATTCTTGAATCTGCATAGTCTAAATTAATAGCCAGAGCTGTATCTAAGCTGTATCCGCTTATGCTAACCGAAGGAACACCAAAATTTATCAAAGCTACGCCAGTGCTTGTTTTGTTTTCTAAATCTTTACTTATTATTTCTATTAAAAATTGATTTAAATTACTAACATTTTCAAAACCAGTTACTAAAGCAAAAGTATCAAATAAATCAGAAGAATCAATAGTATAATTAGTTTGAGCAAAACTCTCAGGCAAGGAACTAATCAAATTTTTACCAGTACTATAAAAATTTATTTGAAATCCTGAAAAAGTAGAATCATTAACAAAACCATTAATTAAATTTTTACTTTTTGGATTTTCCACTGCCCAACTTAAATTTATTTGACTTTGAGCCAAAAACCCACTTATGAATGGCACTGAAATGTCGTAACCAAACTCATCAGCGTTTATAGTTGTATCTTTAGAAGAAAAAGAACCATTCAACGACAAATCTATATTTTTTATCGTAAACGGATCTGTATAAATACTTGCTAGCCCTGAAATAAACGCCATAACATTCTTTACACATTTATTAAACGCATGTTTTTATCAAAAGCATACAAATCTATATCAAAAGAAATTGAAGTTTGAACACCTTCCCTTTTTTCTCCTAAAAATACTGTTATTTTACTGGCCTCATCCTTATAAACTTTAAATTTTAAAATTTTGCCATCTTTTATTATGTTGCAATACAAACCGAACACGTTAGAATTATTAGACAAAGAATCAAAGTATTGTATAAAATTCAGCGCTACAGCTTCATAAATCAAAGCGCCAAAATCTGTGTTGAAAACTTCTTTTTCTATATAAAATGTATAATCAAAATCAGTAGATACAGCTTGAACATAAGACATATTTGAAAAAATTAAACCTGTTTGCACTTGCAGATCAGTCAAAGCTGGTCTAATGTAATCATCTGTTGAAAACACTATTTGTTTTTTATTATTTTGTTTTTTATCAATAAAAGAATCTTCGTCAACAAAATCAAATTTTTGATTACTGAAGCGCATCAAAGATAAATTATATTCATTTATTGAAGTCTCTGTTATCGTTATTATTCTGTATAGATCTTCATCATTAATGTCTTCTCGTAAACTAATTGAAAAATTAGCGTCTGATCTTAAATTAGCAAAATTACCATAATTTATTTCAGGATAAGGTGTAAAATCTACATCGTATATTCTCGCATATGGTGTATTAAATGCCGCAACTCCATACAAAGGATTACCAATCGAACGACTTGTTTCTCTCAAAAATAAATCATTTAAAAAATATTTAATCTTGGTGCCATCAAAAGTTATTTTTAGAACATCGTCTTTTGTAATTGTTCTGCCAAATGAAGTTTGAGTATCATCTTCTCTATAATACAAGTTATTACTTGAATCGACTTCAAAACCATAGTCGATATCTGTTTGATCAAGTGTAGGATCATTTATTTGACTTAAGCCACATGCTAAAAGAACGTCAACATAAAAAATTTTAAAAGATATTTGACAATTTTCTGTATAACTTTGTTTTGTGTAAGCTTTTCTCGTCCAACTAGCACTACCACTGCTGTCTCCAAAAACCACAGAACCATCATCAGTAGAAGATGTTTTGGATATTAAATTCCAAGATATAAATGATTTCGGCAAAACTTTCAATCTTAATTCTGCATTATTAAATTCAAAAATTGTCAAAGTTGTTTCTAAAGGTTCTTCATTTACTATAGAAAATAATTTTATTTTTTTGCCCAGAATATCTTCTCCAAGTTCTCTATCAACATATATATAATTATTATTAAAATCCAAAGAAGTTACTCTTCCAAATTTTTGATCGTTAAATTTCAAATTATCGGCTACTCTTACTATATCTCCTACTTTTAAATTTGTAGCTTCAATTCCCGTCGCAAATGAAACTGTTTGAGACTCTAATTTAGATGTGGCTAAAAACCATTTTCCTATTCTTTCTGCTTGATACCTAGAAGTAATTCCAAAACCTAAAATTTCTTTTTCAATCAAACCATATTTTCTTATAAGCTCACCGTCTTCAACATATATGATTTTATCTTTAAAATTATCTGTTTTATCAAGATAAGATACTTTTACAACTGTAAAAGAAGTTTCTTTATTTGCTGAAGCGTAATCAAAAAGGCCATCTTTTACATTTGAATTTGTGAAAACATAAACAACTGGTTTTTTTACATCGATAGTTAAATTAAGAAGACCATTTCTAAAATAAAAAACACCTCTAAAAATTGATGCCATATCAGAAAGAATTTTCAAACCTTCAGTGACATCATTTATGTATATATTTGCTGAAAAACGAGGCTCTAGAAAGTCAAAATAACCATGATGACGAGCTACACATTTTCCTGATTTAATTTTTAAAGATGAATCAAATATTTTAGTTTTTGATACTTTTTGAGATATTCCTTCATTGACATTCGCAACTCCAGCAACTATGTTTTGAGAAACATAATTGAGAGCGTATTCTTTTATTTTTTCTTCAGTATTTAATATCGCAGGGTTGCCTCCTACATAAGATTGTAAAGCTTTATAAAATTTACCATTTAAATCTGATTCAATAAAACTTCTAACTCCGAAATCATTACATAATTTCAATTTAGCCTTGTTACCGACTAAAGTTGTAGAAAGTATTATTTTTTTAAAATTTATTTTTATATTTTCATTAAATTCGTTTTTTACATCATATAAAAACAATAAACTTTTTTCTGGATAAACTTGCTGAAGTTTTTGCAAAGTGTCAGTCCATGTAAAAGTAATAGTGTTAAAATCTGTTTCAGTATTGTTTATGTTATTATTATAATCAAAAGAGTTTGCTACATATTTTGTCGAAGCGTTAGTAATAACTAATTCATTGCAAAATTTAGAAATTTTCAACATGTCCCATTTATTCAAATCATTTTCAGTCATGAAACTTTTTGCCAAACCATATCTGGCATTCGAACATAAATCGTAAAAAATCCAAGCAGGATCATCTGTCCATTTTAAAGTTTTACTAAAATTACCACTCCAATCACCATTATACTCTCTTATATCACCGTCATAAATATCAGGAACTTTAATTTTTAGAAGTTTACAATCAAAACTTCTTACTGGAACAGAAGAAAAATGTTTCGCGCTAATTATATTTTCACAAACAACAGAATATGGATATGAAAAAGAATAATCCACCCTTTCTATAACGCTATCAACAGAGAACTCTTTTACGAAATTAGACTCATTTTCGTTAGTAACTGATAATCTTTTTTCTACACTATAAACATTTATAATATATTCGTTATTTGCGGCTTTAGAATCGGTTTTTTTAGAAAACTGTATTTCAATAGGTATCATTGATGGACTGCCTTTTACAACAAAATAGCCTTGAAAAAAATAATAAAATCTTATTCCACTATTTAGGTTTGAGACGCAAACTACAAATCGTAAATGATTACTAAAAGTTTCACCTTTGCCGCCAATAAAAAAAAGATTATCAACCTTGATATTAACAGTTGCGCTAGTAACGTATTTGTTTTTTATATAATGAGAAAAATTTCTTGCCAAAAGACGAGCGCTTATCAAACCACGCTCAACTGAATCATTAGTGCCATCTGTAAAATTTTTTTCATCGAATTGATAGTTCTTAAAAACTATATCATTAGGAGTTCTTTCTAAATCATAAATTTTAGAATCGTATTTATAAACTGCGCTTGACTTAGAATTTGTATTTTCAACTTCATTTCCTAAAGATATATTAAAGTTAACAGAAGAAAAATTTAAAAAACTTGTTCTTTTATCTCTTACTGGACTATCATTATAATATATTCCATACGACAAAGAAGACGCTCTATTTGAAATCGTATCACTTACACTTATATAATTTAAAATACTACCATCACTGTCTACTAAACCTTCTATTGGACCTTCGCACAATAAATCATTAGCGTAATACGAAGTTTCTGTATCTAAAGTGTTATTTCTAGCTCTATCCCCAGCAAATCCAGCTGCACTTATAGCTGAATTATTTGTATTTAAATATATTGATACATCACTTTTTGCAGCTTGACTGGTTGTTGTAGATGATGTAGCTGTTTGTGTATTTGTTGGTATAGAAACTTCAGTGCTTACATAATTCCCACCAACGTTTAAGCCAAAGTCTTCACGTTCGTTAGTTAAACCGCCGCCTTCTGAAATTCTAGCTATGTTTTCTCTGGATAAACTCATATGAAAATAAATTATTATTTTACAACTCTTACACCACGACCTCCACCTCCAAAAATTGGAATTGAAAGTCCAGAACCCTGATTTACTAAACTTGTTGTTATCAAATCATTTGAAACTAACACGCTTCCAATTTTTAACCTTCCATAACCAATCGGCACCGCCACGTTTCTTTTGGTTACATTTTCATAAGCAGAAAACATTCTTGAATTATTTTTAATATCTTTCGGAGCTTTTGGAGTTAACAAGCGCGTGATAAGCATTTGAATTCCCATAGCTATTAACATAATAATAAACATTGCAAATAGACTTAGTTCTGCACCCAAAATCAATGGAACGACTTCAACCACAGAATTTTTTTTCAATATTGGAGAATTCAAATATTCAGGAGACATAATTTTATCATCTACATATATAATAAAATGACTTAAATACTCTTGAATTGTTCCTAAAGCGCCTACCAATTTATTAGTATTAGCTTCAATAGCTTCAAAAGCTTCTCCAACTGTTTTAACATTCAACGACCATTCTGTTTTGACAAAACTTTCAAAAACTCCATGTAATTTAATATTTACCATATCATATTGTATTTACACGCTTTTCTATAAACTTTTGCAATGGTACTATAAATAATAACATATTTATATTATGATATTTTTGATATTTTAAATCTATTTCTGAAAAATCAAATCCAATCGGATGACTATGAAACAAATATAATATCTCATACTTATTCTTTATTTCAAGATACTCTTTTGGAGAAACAAGAAAAAAAGATTCTTTTGATGGGTGATTATTTGCAATCGGCTTAAATATTATTTGTTCATTATTTTTAACAACAAAACCGCAAACCTCTATATCTTTATTTTCTAAAGCGTAATCTTTAATTTCATCAAGTATTTCAGACGTTAGTATCATTATTGAATGGAAATGTTGCTGGAAATGCGCCAAAAGGTAAAAACGGTTTACCATTTGTAAATGCGTTTGTAGTATTGTTTCCGAATCTTAGCATACAACCTTGAAGCGTTTTTGAACATTTATCTTGCTTCCAAACATTAGTATTTTTTATAGGATTTTTATTTGAATTCGCAGTTACACAAACAAAATAGTTTTTATTTTGAATCAAAGGTGATAAAATTGATTCATCTGATTCTAAGTTCGTGTTGGATAATGCATCTATATAAACAAAGTCACCTACTGAATAAGAAACAGTAGATAGCCATTCACCTTTATATCTTAATGATGATATTTCATAGTTGCCATTATTTGAAAAACTGCTATAATTTTGTATAAATACTTTATCATTTTCGTCCGCTACTGGTACTCCTAAGAATTTATTAAAAGTAGGATCTGATCCAGAAGGTGCTGAAATTTTTGCATTTATATCTGTTGGCCCTTCATATTTTCTGTTATTACCGTAGTTACAACCATAACATCTATAATTCCACGAACATGTATCATTAGTAACTTTTCTTGCTGGAACAGACAGAGTTTCTAAATCAACTTTTGTTACCAACTCTAATTCGACAAAATTCAAGTTTTCACCTAATTTAGCATTTACTATTAATTTATCAAAAGATATATAAGTATTAAAAAATGAAGTTCCGAACGGATTTTTACCATCTGTAAAATTTATAGCGTCTAAATCCTTGGCTAATATTTTTTTTCTATTGAAATTTTTACCTATCAAATCTCCACGATCTTGTAAAACTCTAGAAAAATAATTATTTATATTTCCAACTTTTAATCTAGGTCTAGCCTGTCTACCATCAGAAGTGGTTTGAAAATCATTGAATTCACACGGAATAAAAATATATTCTTTATTTTGGAATATTATGTTTCTATCAAAATTTTTAGACCCATGAAATCTTAAATATCCTTCATTTGATTCAAGTTCTATTTCAAACAAATCTATTACTACATAATTATTTAATTTGAATAATGTATTCATACTATTATATTCTACCCGCGATATTAAAATTATTAGGCAATTGTATTCTGTTGTTTAATAGTAAAGAAGAATCAGTATATCCACTAAAAAGCTTAAGATAAGTTTTTGACAATGCATTAAGCATTTGAACTCTTTCAGTATTAAATAAAACTCTATTGTAAAAAATAGCATCAAAATATAAATTATTTATACTTGAAGTGCCGCCAGTTAATGGAATATTTGATAAATCAAAACATGTATTCTTTAAATTTGTTAAATAACTTTGTAAAACTGGTAACGAATAACTAGAAACTAAATTTCCATTTATGTATATAGAATAATATTGACCCTCTCTTTGTATATTAAGAATAAAAGGATAATAACTACCACCCAAAATTGACGAGTTTAATTGTTTAGATACTTGTAAAGCTTTAGCAGTAGTCTCATTTCTTGCGTCATAAAAATTTATTGCGGTAGCAGAGCTTAAAGTTTCATTGTACAACAAAGGGAAAAAAAATGTAAAAACATTCGGTTCTTTAGAAAAAGATTTATAAACACTTGTTCTAAAAAGTTCTAATATTATATTTGTAATCTTATCATATCCAGTAGCGCTATTCTTATACCAGTTAAAAAATGAAGAGGTATTTGGATTAAATGTATTTTCAGTTGCACCTTCTACAGCACCTACAATAAATAAATCAAAATCTGTTGCAAAAATATCTGAAGAAAATTCTCCTTTTAATGAACGGCCCGATTGCAATTTCAAAGATTTATATCCTAATGATCTGAAATTCGCCACCATTTCTGGCGCAGCAACTGATGTGTTTAAAGTTATTATTGTTGCACCAGCACTATTTTTACCTAACCATGATACAGGACCAGTATTTAAATCTGCATTATTTAATCTAAATACATAATCTGTAGATATATTATCATTATAAAAATTTAATTTTACAGTAGAATTTGATAATTTATTAATAAGTTTTCCACACAATGAAGGAGGATTACCATTAAGCGTGATGAACATGGTTTGTGTATATTGTATCAATGAAAAACTTTTATAGTTAATACTGGTATAGTTATTATGTTGAGAGTTCAAACTAATATATTTATCACTATACGGTATTGTATTTTTATTTGTAAAATATTGATTTGTTTTAAAATCATATAATACTATATTGTCAACTGCGTCTTCTCCAAATTCAGGAGATGGTGATATAAGTTTTGCTAAATTATCCAAAGTTAAACGTCTGGGATCTTTTAAAAGAAAATAGGGATTTGTTTTATTATTTGCACCTGCAATTGGAAAAGCCACCTTTCTCTCTATTAAGTCAGAACCTGTTCCGATAACGAGTTGCTTTTGATTAGTAAGTCCAACACACGCAAAACCAGCTTTATTACCTCCTCCACCAGATACTATAGAAGTATTTTTTTGAATGTATATGTTGTAAATCAAATCTTGTCTTAACAAATTATTTGCAAAAGTTGTTAAAGATAAATCAAAAACATTTCCACCAGGCTGACTATCTGTTAATCCATTAGTAGAACTCTTAGCATAATTACTCGCATCAAACATTTCCACTAAAGAAAAAGCATTACCATCACTAGACGCTGGTGGCAATATATTAGATATATCACCACCTTTTCCTTGATTACCAAAAATAAAAACATTTTGAGGTACATATAAATTAACAACTGTACCATCTGTATTATTACCAGTAAAATTTTCGAATAGGCCAAGCAAATTTATTGCATATTTATCACTAGCCGAAGAATAAAAACGAGAACCCTCACTTAAATAAACATTAATACCAGAATAAAAACTTAGATTATCAGATCCGTTATTATACTCTTTTATTTTTTTGAATAAATCAAAATTTTCATATTGTGCGCTTTGTGGAATTATGACTTCTAAAGTTTTTTTATTGAATTTTATATTTGGTCTTGTCGCGCCTGAATAACCCACAAACACTTCGTTTGATACAGTATCATTCAAAGTATCAATACCAGATGCATAAATACTTATACCACTATTGCCACAACTATTTGTATATAAACGAGCGTAGTAATCAGTATCTAATTTTATAGGATTAGTAGTTGGATAATTAAATTCATTTATATTTTTTATAATCAAATCGTTTTCTTCGTAGCCATAAAACGTAGAAAATCTAGGTTTATCATTTGTGTTTTGAGCTATACTTATATCTTCTCTATGAACAAGGCTCGAAAAATCAGTATTTGTAGCTATATCTAATCTATAACCAGTAAAAAAATAATTTTTTAAATTTCCTGTGCCTGTTGGAGCGAACCATCTAAAATCATAATTTAGACCATTTTTAGCGTCGTAATTCTTCAATGCTACAAAATTTCTAATATGACCTCCAGTAGTGTTTACTATTTTTGATCCTGTTATTTCAATTGTTATATTTCCACTTGGATCTACACTTCCGTCTTCAATAGACTCGCTTGATATAATAATGTCACAATCATTATTCCCTGCTGGAGAGGTTTGTGGTGGACAATATAAAACATCAATACTTCCACTCTGACCATTATTTAAAAGAAGATTTGAAGTTGAAAGAGAAAAGAAATTGTTGGCATCATTTTCAATTTCAAATTGATATGCAACATCAGAGTTACCACTATTAAATATAGTAATTGGATAATTAATGCCAAAACCAGTAAGACATTCTCCAATATTTTTCCCAGTTAGATTGACATAAGTCATAATTGTAATAGAGTATTAAAATATATATCAGAATCTGTTTTACCTTTGAATTCTATAAATTTTACCGATATATCATGATTGTTTTTGAATTTATAAGTATGATTCCATTCTGGACAATAAACATCTATTAATTTATTATAAGGTTCTGGCAATGTCGTTTCAAAAATTTTAAAACCAGCGTTTGAATCAAGGAATTTTAATATCGCCAACGCTTCTTTATCGTCTCTGTTATTAAAACTAAATGAAAAATCTAATAAAGTTTTATTGATACCGTAATTTTCATAAGCCGCCGCTGAAGTTTCAAATTCTGTTTTTGTAAACTTTGGAGACATCGGCATTTCAAAATTCAAGTCAGGTTTAAAATAAAATTTTCTAGTAAATAAAGAATTTACACCAGTTGGGCTTTTAGTATGATCTGTAAATGTATTATTAGATCCAGTAAACCAATAAAATCCTTTTACACTAGACACAGTTGAATCGTAATAAACAACATCATTATAAAAATAACGCGAATTTTCCACAAACGGTTTTAACACATTTTCACCAGTAATGAAAAAACCTTTATAATTTAAATTAGAATCATAACTCGAAACGCATTTTATATTTATTTTATTTAAATTGGCTTCTACTGAATTATACTGTAAATCAGAAAAATATATTTTTGCGTTATTTGTGTAAGGATAGAATAAATCTATTTTTACATTTTCATAAGAATCCAATATAGTTTTTGGTGTATATTCAAAAGTATTTTGAAAAAATCCTATCAAAGCTTTTGCCTCTTTATCTGTTAATCCATCATAAGATAAATCAAATTGAGATTGTAAATTATTAATATTTGGAATAACATTTATTACATAATTATCTCCGTATTCAATTCTTTGAGATTTGGTGCTAAAATTAACAGAACAACCATATGTTTTATTAAAAATAGAATCTATATTCTTAGTTAAATATTCTGATCCTGTTATATTTATAGGAGCATAACGATAATCAGAAGCAGTAAAATTAGATGTTGAAATATATAAACCATCATCATTTGTAAAATGTTTTTCAAAAAGATATTTTTCTATGGCTAATATATCATGGTCAGTTGGAACTTTGGCAAAACCTAATATTTCATAATAAGAAATATCTGAGCTATCATAATTAAAGGAAGCATTTTCAGAAGGATGATTGTTATTTGCGGCACCTATCATTAAACCACTGCATCCAGAATTGAAATGATTTGTACTATTGATGTTTAATAATTCGTATCCATTATTTCTTAATCTTAAATTATTTGTCGTATCATTTTTTATAATAGAAACAATATTCTTATTATTTAGTACCTTAGAAGCGGAAAAAGCTGAATTTACATTTAATGGATTATTTTCTGCGCTTCCTGTTGCATTGATTATAAATTGCTGAGAGCCAAGAGAAGTATTTGAATCCCATTTGTATATATTAGTATTACCTGAAACTCCTAAGAATCCACTGCTTGCACAATTTGTGGGGTATCTTGAAGCGGAGTATAAATCTGTATCAATTATACTTGCTATATTAGGTTTTATTGGATAACCGTAATCGCCTCGCCTTAAATTGTCAAACTCGTAAACAACAAACCAACAACGATCTCCAGTCAAAAAACCAACAAAACCATTACCAGTAGTAAATAAATTATTAAATTCAAAATTTTCTAAATCAGCTTTAAAAGTAATACAATTTTTATTTTGATTGTAAGAAGGATAATATTGACTTGTACTAGTATTATTTAAATCTTGAGCAATCTCATGACCAGGAGCAGAATTATACCATTTATAAATTTTACCACTAGAATCAAACTCTAAATTATTCAAATCATTTAAATTGAACCACGCAAACAATCCTGACAAATTTATTGGAGATGCGCTGTCTCCAGTATAATATTCAAAATCAACCAAATCATATTTTAAATAAGAATTGGTGGTTTCAAAATTTTTTATACCTGTTACTGAAAATTGAGTGTCTAAAAATTTACTCATAATGTACTCCTAAGTGGCGCTAAACGTTGCATGATAGATAATTTGCTTTGTAAAATGCCATTATTAGTAGCCGATAAACCTCTTGATTCTATTTTACCAGTAACATAAAAAGTATTTAATATATTATTATTATAATCTTTCAAAAATAATTCGCAAACAGAATCTTTGCCTTCTATATCGCAAACATTTACTTGTTTAAAAAAGTTACCATCTACTGTTACATTTTTTGTTTTATTAGTTTTTGCTACTCTGAATGGTACGATCTCATCGTTTTTAAAAAAAGGAGCGCGATTGCATTGTTCTGAATATTGAAAACTGAATATTTCTGAAAATCCAAAGACATTTGTTATATCAGATATATAAGTTCTATTTGAATGAGAAATATTATCCAAGGCGCTATTTCTTATATTTGTTCTAAATGCTTTTAAATCATTAGTGCTGTCTTCTGCGTTTATTTGTCCATACCATTCGAATTCAGCATTTATAGAAATAGGAGAAAATTGAGAAGCTTGAAAAGATATACTTTTTAAGTAACAGTTTTGTATATTTACTCCAGCAAACACAGCGTTTATAGGAGACTCTGAGACTGTTGTCGGGCTTAAATAATTAGGAAAAGCGCCTGTCAAAAAAAATTCTGTATTCAAACTACCAACCACAGTTCCTTGAGGAGCGTATCGCAATAAAGATCCATCTGATAATAAAACTGGCTCTATACTTGATTGCAAAGAAATTTCTACTGATGTAGAATAAAAAACATCATTGTTTATTCTAAAATCTAAATTCTCATATTTAATGAATTTACTCATCAATTTATAGTATATGCAATCGTAGATATAATTGTAAAATCAACAGAATCTGGTTTTGTGCCATTTCCTTCACACAATCTATATT